CCGAAGATGGCGTAGTGCTTGGGCTTGCCGGTGGTAGCCGGATTGGGGTAAGCCTGACGGATGAAGTTCACGTCCTTGTCCAGCAAGAACTCGTAGTTCCCGCCTGCAGCCGGGTAGATGGCCAACGAGTACACCGACAGAAAATCATTCGGAGCAGCCAGATACTTGTTGTTCGCAGTCAACGTGCCAGTGACGTTCTTGCGCAAGTTGGCCAACTGCACCGTGTTGTAGATTTTCTGTTCCGCCTGCTGCGTGAACATGGCGTACTGCTCCTCTGTGAACTCGTTTTCACAGATGTCAGCAATGTTGATCTTCAGCTCGGCGTAGTTCATGCTTTATGCCATCGGGCCTCGGGCCATGGTGCCTTTGGTAGCGCAGCCAGTACCACGGATTTTGATGCCGGTGGTCTTGACGTTATCCGCGCCGGGGTCGTTGGTGCTCACGCGGGGCGTGGCTGTGTACCGCGTCATCTTGTTTGCGGCCAAGGTGTTGGGGTCTTTCATGACCTTCATGCCTGCGCCGGGCTTGCCATCCATCGTGTGGGGCTTGGCGTAGACGCTGGCTTGGCCAACCTCTTTGCCCATCATCTTTTTGCTGAAGGTTGCCATGTTATTTCCCCTTGGGTGCAGACGATACGCGCTGGTTCATGACCTTGGCCATGCCGCGTCCAAGCTGCTTCATCTGCAGATTGGTCTTGCCGCCCTTGGCCAGCTTGGTTGGCTTCATGCCCGGGTGCATGTTTGCCTCGTGTTTGCTTACTGCTTTTTTCGCGTCCATGTCAGACTCCTTTACGATACCGATATTGTCACTGTGCCGATCTGCACAGTCAACGCCAATGTGTTGGGTGTCAAGAGCGTATCAAACGACCTTGATCCGCCCACCGGGTTCCATCCCCACTGAATGTCCCGAGAGCCGCCAGACAGGTTGCCATCGTCATTCAGGCCAGATGTCACGTAGGTGGTGTCCCTGCGTGGGTTTCTCAGCGCCTGCGGGTCATCCACAGGGAATGTGCCAAGCATCAACTGAGGCTGATCAGGGTCCCAGCACTCCGGGCACACCAGCAACTCATACTTGCGCTGCTTGATGATCTCAGTTCTGAGCTGTTTGAGTTTGAATTGCTGGCCACAGCGGTCGCACATGGCAATCGCTTTGTGGCCTGCTGCAAACCGGTTTGCCATCAGTAGCCACCGTTTCCAATGTGCATCGCACGAGGAACAAACCGGACTGCCGCTTTTTCGCGGTCCTCGGAGGAGGCAAGGTCCCACGCTTCGTCGTATTGAGCCTTGAGCACCTGAAGGCGCTCCATGCCGCCGGGAATCTTCAGGGCAAGGTGGTAGGCCAAGCCAGCCGTCATGGCCTCATAGAAGCGGAACGGCATGTCCATGGTGTTCACACCCGTGCCAGCGTCCTGCATGCGGCGCAAGCGCCAGTACACGAACACATAGGGCTGCGAGTCGTCTGGCACCGGCCACACTGTGATGCGCGGGGCATCGGTCAAGCGCTCAATCCAGACCTGAATGGGCCGGGCCTGCTGCAGCTTGTTGGGGATCGTGGCGTAGGTGGAGACGCTGATCCGGGTGATGGTCAGGTCGGCCTGTGTCGAAGCGCTACCGGCACCCGTGCGGATCACATGCTCAAGCAGGTCCACGGTGTCGGCGGGCAAATTGTATGTCGCTTGTCCGGGGATCAGATTAATGAGCCCCTGCTCATACGTGAACATGTTCAGGCCACGGTTGGCCCACTGCGAAAACATCAGGTTCAGGGACCGGCTGGCAGTGCGCAGGTCATAGCCTGTGCGCAGCTCGCCACCGGCACGCTCGAAGGCCTCCTCCACAATTTCCGTGAGGTCCATGTTGAACGCTGTGGTGCCTGATGTTGCCATGATTTACTTCTTCGCAGTCTTGACCGATTGCGCAAATGCGCTGGCAGTCGGAGCACCCTTGCTACCAACCTTGCGCATTTTCTCACCAGAACCAGCAGCAATGCGCTTTCGCTTTGCATGGATGTTGTCGTACAGGCCCACCTTTCCGCCAGCGGCGTACTCGGTAAAGTCGGTATCGTCCCGGCGAGCTTTAAGCTTGCCAGAAGGCATCTTAGATGGGTTGATGGCACCCATGCCGCGACTGGCTCTCATATCAGCAAGTCCTGCCGCCCATGGCCATCTTGACCATCGTGCCCTTGGTGTGGCCCTTGGTCACACAACCATCAGCACGAGTCACGCTGCCGCCCTTGGCCTTTTTGACCATGGGTGCAGGAGGCGTCTTGCTGGCTGCGTTGTAGGCTTTTTCAGCGGCTTCGGCAGCCTTCTTGTCCGCCATCATCTGGCGAGCTTCTTTTTCTGCTGGACTCATGTTGATCTCCTTAGCAGGTCTTGCCGCCACGGGCCATTTTGATCATGGTGCCTTTGGTCTTGCCTTTGGTAGCAATACCGTCACGGCTTGGAGCGGCAGTTTTCACTGAGCCCATCTTGGTTGTGCCAATCGAGCCACCGGCCTTGTAGCCTTTGGCTTCAGCCATTTCGTGTTTGATCATGGACTTGGGAGCGCCCTTCTTTTTCATGAAGTTCATCTCTTTTGCCGCCATTGCTTTGGACTCTTTCATATCGCCACCTTTTGAAAATTTGCGGCCCTTGTCCGCGTTGGAGAACTCTTTGCCCACTGACTGTGGGACGCCTGCTTTCTTCGCAAAGGCTGGGTTGTTGGCCACAGCCGCCATGAAGTTGTGCTGCTTTTTACTCGTGCTGGGCATTATTGCCTCGCAGGTTGTCAATCTTGCGCTCAAGCCGGTCAAACCGGTCAAGCAACTGTTGCATGTCGGCCCGGAACTCCGAGCGCGTGATGTGATCCCGTGCCACTTCCTCGCGGGTGCGGTTGAGCAGGATGCCAAGACGGTTGATCTCGGCAAACTTTTCTTTCAGGATGAACCCGAGCATGGCCACAATTGCGGTGAGCACGAGGTTCCAGACCATCATTTCCATATCAGCACTTCCATCGCGCCAGTGACGCGGCTTTGCGAGTGGGCTTGCCCTTCTCGTCTTTCATTGGGCCGGGCATACCTGACATGCGTGCGCAGAACGAGTCCTTGCGCTTGCCACCCTGCGGCTGCGGGGCTTTGAGGTTGCTGCCGGTGGCGGCGTTATATTTAGCTCTGCCCTTGGCTGTCAGCCCAGCACCCTTGGATGCAGGCAGCTTCTCACCACGACCGATTGCAAGGGATGGGGTCTTCTTAGCCATTGACGACTTTCAGTTTGGGTGTGCAGTGCTGCTCGATCAGCGGCATCAGCACGGCCTCTTTGAAGCTGCGGTGGTATTCCTGTGAGCCAACGTGCGGCAGGGTGATCTCGGGATCAATGAAGACCGTGAAACCGTCCGCCCGGGCACGCTTGCAGAACGTGTAGTCCTCGCCAACGTACTGCCCATTGGTCAACTCAAAGTCGAACAGGGCGCTCTCGTTGCGGTTGTACACGTCGTTGAAGTAGGTCCACTCTGGGTGGTTGGCCACCATCTTCTCCAGCACATGGCGCTGGATCATCATGAAGCCCGTGGCCACGTTCTCAACACGCAGCATGCCGTTTGCATCGAACTCAAGCGTCTTGTTCTCGTCGATGTAGATGTCCAAGAAGAACTTTCGGTCCTCGGCTCTGCGGGTGTACATCCCAGCGGTGATGTCCTTGCCGGTGCTCAGCGCCAACAGGCGAAGAACTGACTCGGCGTCCACCACGATGTCGGCATCGACGAACAGCATGTCTGTGCAGTCCGACTCTAAGAAGTTGGCGACCAGAATGTTTCTGGCCTTGGTGATAAGAGAGCAGCCCGACAGGTGCGACAGTTGCACTTGGACACCAAACTGCGAAGCCTTGACCACCAAATCGGCCAAAGCAAACGAAGTTTTGATGTTCAACTTGCCGTCGTAGGCAGGGATCGCAATCATCAATTTGCGACCTGCAACATCCATGGGGCGTATCTCTTCAGCCATAGAACACCGTGATCTTGGAAGTTGCCGGAATTGTTACATGGACGTCTGTCTGAAACAAAATCCCTTGACCGGGGATTGGCAAACTGATTGGCTGAGTTCCAGTTCCAATATTGAACTGCAACAGTATGGTTCCGCCTGATCCGCCATCACGAAAAATAACATCCCCGGCGGTTCCGCCAGAAATGCAATGGTAGGCTTTGACGCGAGTACGATAAGCCACCACGGTAGCCGTGGCTTCGGTGTGTACCGCTTTTACGTCTGTCTGCATCGACATAATCAATCTCCTTTAAAACAGGGGCCAAAGCCCCTTGGGTTGATTACGCAGTGCGTGTAAACGCATACGCTGTGGCGCTGGAGAACATGATGGTGAATCGTGCCAGACCAGTAACACCAGAGGCAACCGTCAGGTCGCCAAAAGAACCTGCGGTGTCCACGGCGGCAGAAGACAGAACGCCGTTGGTGGCCACAGCAATGGTCACTGTGCTTGCGCCAGCAGTGTTGTCAATGTACAGGTCCATCACAGTGCCACGAACTGCACCCAAGGCCGCGCCGAGCAAAGTGCCAGTGGGCAGCGTGATGGTTGTGGCGGCTGCCGAGGTGGAGGTGATGTAACCGGTAATAACTTCTGCCGCTGTGGCTGTTGCAGTGGCGTTGATTGCTGCGGTTGTTGGGTGGTTTTGATCAGTGAACACCAAATTGGTGGTCGTCAGATCGGTTACGCTGGTGGTCGCGCCAAAAGTGGCATCGACGGTAACCGCACCAGTGGTTGCGCTGACGGAGACGTCTTGAAAGCCGTTCTCGGAACGAACTGGGCCGGAGAATGTGGTATTGCTCATGATGATTCCTCACATGCGAGTTGAGGTGCATCTGTCTGCATGTCGTCGGCCCGGAGCCGTCAGATACACCGGATAGTCCGGGGTTGAGGCAATATATCACGCAGGTTCTTGGGGGTCAACGAGCTTGTTGGACTTTTTCAGGTTTTGTTCTTGGGTGATGACCCGCAAGTTCCACGGCACATGCAGACCGCAGACCTCTTCGCCTTGGATTGGCACCTCGTGGTCTACCGCATGCCGGATGCCGGTGGCTCGGCTCAGCTCAATCGCCAGTCTGTACTTCAGTCGTATCTCCATGCGCTGCTCGGGCGACAGCCATTTAGGCGTGGCGTCACGGAAGCGTCTGCGGCGCATGCTTACCAGCGAGCGGTAATAGTCTGGATTGGCTTCCTTGTGTTTTTTCTTGTACGCATTTTTTGCCCCATCTGGCCGGGCTTGTGCCGCAGCAACCACGGCGTCTTTGTTGCGCTCGTAGTACCCCTTCTTCGCCTTTTGCCCGGCTTCTGACTTGTTGTACTCCTTAAAGTACTCGGCTCTGGTTTCTAAGGCTTGCGCCCACTCAACCTTCAGGCACTCAACGCAGGCCCCTTTGGTCTTGCGTGGCGCAATGTGCCCATGCTTGCAGGGCTCTCCAGTGAAGTAATACTTGGCCCCAGTCGCCTTAGCTTCAGCTCGGGTCTTGAGTAAATTTGTGGTGTCCATGATGTCTCCTGTTTCGACACCGGTAATTGTACGCCAAAGAAAAGGGAGCCGAAGCTCCCTCTTCAATTTCCCGAATTAAGCACCGGGAGAGCCATAGACGCCGAGCGGATCGCTGACACCAAAAGAATAACGCTCACGAGCTTTGTAGCGAACGTTTCCAGTGTCAAAATCTCCGTCCATGGAATTCGCCAG